CCAAATCCGTGTCAGGTTCGGCCCCCGATGAGCATTGCCACCCTCCCCAAACCCGGCTTTATGGCGCGCATGCTGCAGGGCTTGCGCGCTGCGCTGCCCACTGTGCAGCGCCGCAACTACGCCGCCGCCCAAGTCAACCGCCTCACCGAGGGCTGGACCACCAGCAACATCAGCGCCAATGCCAGCGTGCACCGCAGCCTGGATGCCGTGCGCGCCCGCAGTCGCCAGCTGGCCAACGACGACGAATACATCAAGAAGTGGCTCGGCCTGGTCGTCACCAACGTGGTCGGCCCGAACGGCTTTCGCTTTCAGGCCCGCGTCTATGACAAGCCCAGCAACCCGGACGATGGCGCCAACAACGCCATTGAAGCCGCTTACGCCAGATTCTGCAAAACCGGCGTCTGTGATGTCACCGGCAACCAGAGCATGACCGGCCTGTGCCAGACCAACATGCGCAGCGCCGCCCGTGACGGCGAATACCTCACGCAAATCATCCGGGGTGCCCCGGCCAATAACCCCTTTGGCCTGGCCTTTCAGGTGCTCGACATCGACCGCCTCGACACCGCGCTGAACCGCCCGGCCCAAGGCGCCACCCAGGCCATCCGCATGGGCAAAGAACTCAACGCCTTTGGCCGCTGCACCCACTACTGGCTCAAAACCGCCCACCCCGGCGACCTGTACCAAACCGCAGGCCAGCAAGGCAGCAGCCATGTGCGCGTGCCGGCTGAGGACATCATCCACGGCTTCATTGCCGACCGCCCCGAGCAGGTGCGCGGCATGCCCTGGGCACACGCCGCCATGCTCACGCTCAACAACCTGGGCGGCTACCGTGAGGCTGCCATCATTGCCAGCCGCATCGGTGCCAGCAAAATGGGCTTTTTCACCACCCCTGATGGCCAGGCTGACCCGATGGCCACCGGCAAGGATGAGGCCGGTAATCTGGTCACCGATGCCGACCCCGGCACCTTCAGCACCCTGCCAGAAGGCACCAGCTTCACCCCCTTCAACCCCGACTACCCCAGCGCCATGTTTGGCGACTTCATGAAAAGCGCCCTGCATGGTGTGGCCGCAGGCCTGCCCGGTGCCAGCTACCACAGCGTCACCGGTGATCTGGAGAGCGTCAGTTTCTCCAGCATCCGCAGCGGCACGCTGGAAGAGCGCGACACCTGGGTGCTGCTGCAGGAATGGTTTGCTGAGAGCTTTCTGGAGCGCGTGTTTGCCGAATTCATCAAGCATGCCTTGCTGTTTGGCCAGATCAAGCTCGACAACGGCGCCCCGCTGCCGCTGGCCAAGCTCGACAAGTTCAGCGCCCACACATGGCAGGGCCGCCGCTGGGATTGGGTCAACCCGCTGCAAGACATCGAGGCCGATGTGGTGGCCATCAACAACAACCTGAAAAGCCCGCAAAGCGTGGCCAGCAAGCTCGGAACCGACTACGAAGACCTGCTGATCGAGATCAAGCAAGCCCAGGCCATGCGCGAGCGCATGGGCATCAAGGAACCCCTGACCGCTGGCCAGATGGCCGCTGCTGCAGGCGCCGCCGCCAGCCAAACCACCACCACAAAGCCATAAAGAACACCCCAGCACCATGACAAGGATCGCGCAAGTACGGCAAAGCGGGCGCTGTTTGAGGCGCTGGCCCCACTTGTGGCAATTTCCCCCTAAAAAGATTCGCTCAATCCCGGCCCAATAGCGGCCATGAGCAACCCCACCCCACACCCCGCAGGCCAGCCCAGCGCCCGCTCGGCCCTCACGCCCGGCAGCACACTGCACCGTGGCTTCATGGTCACGCGCAGCGCGGTGGACGAAGCCGCCCGCACGGTGCAGCTGGCGTTTGCCAGCGAGACGCCTTACCAGCGCTGGTGGGGCATTGAAATACTTGACTGCAGCGCCGCCAGCATTCGCCTGGCCCGCCTGCTCGCCAAATCGCCGCTGCTCTTTGGGCACGACGACAAAGACCACCTCGGTGTCATTGAATCCGTCCAAATTGGTGCTGACAAGGTTGTCCGCGCCGTGGTGCGCTTTGGGAAAAGCGCCAGGGCAGAGGAAAAGTTCCGTGATGTGGTTGATGAAATCTTGAGCCAGGTCAGCGTCGGCTACATCGTGCACGCCGCCAAGTCAGAAGGCGCTGCCAGCAACGAAGACGGCGAGGTGGAGATGGAAGACAACGCCACCTATCGCATCACCGACTGGGAACCCTTTGAAATCAGCTTCGTCACCGTGGCCGCAGACGTGTCTGTGGGCGTGGGCCGCTCGGCTGAGTTGTCGCCCGTGTCTGCCACCGCTGTCCCGCTTACCCCACCCGTTACCCCTCCCATTTTGAAAAAGGAACTCACTGTGTCCACACCTACCCCTGAAATTGTTGCTGCGCCCGCAGCCCCTGCCATCCAGTCGCAAGACACTGGCGCCCGTGACGCTGCCCAGCGCACACAAATCAAAGAACTGCTTGCCATTGGCGACCAGTTCTCCAGCTTCAACGGCGCCGCCCTGGCCCGTGAAGCCGTGGAAAAAGGCCATAGCGTGGACCAGCTGCGCTCATTGATCATGAACGCCATGACAGCCAAGCAGACCACCCAAGCCACCCACCTGGACTTGAGCAAATCTGAGCAAAAGCGCTTCAGCATTTTCAAGGCCATTCGCGCCCTCACTGACAAGAGCTGGAAGGGTGCCGAGTTTGAGCTGGAATGCCACAACGCCATTTTGAAGCGCACCGGCCTGCCTGAAGCCGTGCACAGCGGGTTTTACCTGCCCATGGACATCCAGAAACGTGACCTCACGGTGGCTTCCCCCACCGGTGGCGGCAACCTGGTGGCCACTGACTTGCAAGCCAGCAGCTTCATCGACCTGTTGCGCGCCCAGAGCCGCGTGGCCCAGCTCGGTGCCACCATGTTGCCCGGCCTGGTTGGCAATGTGTCCATTCCCAAGCTCACCGGCGCCGCCACCGCTTACTGGCTCACCAATGAAGCCACGGGCATCACCGAAAGCCAGCAAACCATTGGCCAATTGGCCATGGCGCCAAAAAGCCTGGGCGCTTACACCGAACTCAGCCGCCTGTTGATGCTGCAAAGCACGCCCGCTGCTGAAGGCCTGGTCATGAACGACCTGGCCCGCGTGCTGGCCCTGGCGATTGACCTGGCTGCCTTTGAAGGCCCCGGCACGGGTGGTGCGCCCACTGGCATTAGCGCCACAGCAGGCATCGGCTCAGTCATCGGCACAACGATTGGCCTGGCCGCCATCACCGAGTTCCAGACCGATGTGGCCAGCGCCAACGCGCTCACCACAGGTTCTGCCTACATCACCACGCCAGCCGTGGCGGGCCTGCTCAAGCAGCGCCAGGCCTTTGCCTCGACCAACACCCCATTGTGGGAAGGTTCGGTACTGGAAGGCATGGTCGGCGGCTTCAACGCCACGACTTCCACGCAGCTCACGGCTGCCAGCATGATCTTTGGCGACTTCAGCCAGGTCGTGATTGGCGAGTGGGGCATGTTGGAAATTGCCCTCAACCCTTACGCCAACTTCACGGCAGCCATCACCGGCATCCGCGCCATCCAGTCGGTGGACGTGGGCATCCGTCAGGCCGCTGCCTTCAGCCGGGCGACTTCGATCACGTAAACCCGCAGCCAGCGGCCCGCCCCACAAGGGCAGGCTGCTGAATGCGCCCAAGGAACACCCCATGGCCGTGACCCAAACCCCCCTGAAAGCCGACGCCCTCGCGCCCTACATCGTCACCCGTGCCCTGTGCATCGATGGCGAGCGGGTCGAGGTGGGCACCGTCATTGAATTGACCCGTGTGCAGGCTGCTGACATGCTCAGCGCCAACAAGATCGTCCCCTACGTTGCCCCGCCTGAGCCGGTGGCTGCTGACAATCCCACCAAAGGCCACAAGCCTGCGGCAGTGGCCAAAGACGCGGCCGAGCCAAGCCCTGCCGACGCCACCCCAGCGCAGGCCGAGATTGGCTAAGCCATGTTCACCGAAGACTTGAGCGCATTCATGAACGTCGCCGAATTTGCCACCAGCGTCACCCTCAGCGGGGTCACCAAGGCGGCGATTTTTGACGCGGCGTTTGCGCTCGGGTCAGTCGGCCCCTTTGGCATGGCCAGCAATGCCCCCACCCTGACCATG